GCGATGCGATGGCTGCTTACGAGTTACTTGGTAGCAAGTGGGCAGTCGTCTCTATCAAAAGCGGAGCAGCCGGTGCAGTCAAAGATATAAAAGAAAGTCTTGAATACTTTGACAACTTTGAAAATGTGGTCATTGCTTTTGATAATGACAAGGCAGGAAAAGAGGCTGCAACAAAAGTTGCTAGACTGTTTAAACCGGGCAAGGCTATGATTCTTACTTTGCCTAATGGTTGGAAAGACCCTAACGATATGCTTAGAAACAACAAGCATAAAGAATTTGTTGAGGCTTTCTGGACTGCTAAAGTTTACACTCCATCAGGAGTTATAAATGTATCTGAGCAAAGAGAAAAGTTTCATGACAGAGAAAAGAAAGATAGTATTCCTTATCCTTGGGAGGGTTTAAACAAGAAGCTTTATGGTTTGCGACAAGGAGAGTTAGTTACTTTAACAGGTGGTACAGGGCTAGGTAAGTCTTCAGTTACTAGAGAACTTGAACATCACTTGATTAAAAATACAACAGATAATGTTGGAGTGATAGCTCTTGAGGAGGATTGGAGAAGAACTATAGATGGCATACTTTCCATTGAGGCTAATGCTAGATTGTATATCGACCAAGAGAGAGAAAAGTTTAGTAGAGAAGAATTAGATAAGATGTTTAATATTCTTTATGATGGCGAAAATAAAAATAGAGTATGGATTCATTCTCACTTTGGTACTAATGACATTGATGATATCTTTAGTAAATTAAGATTTATGATTGTCGGATGTGACTGCAAATGGATAGTGGTAGACCACTTACATATGTTAGTTAGTGCGGTATCTGAAGGAGATGAAAGAAGAGCTATTGATAATATCATGACTAGGCTTAGAAGTATTGTAGAGGAGACAGGAGCAGGTATTATTTTAGTATCTCATCTAAGAAGAGTTGATGGTAATAAAGGTCATGAAAATGGTATAGAGGTAAGTCTATCTCATTTACGTGGCTCAAACAGTATAGCTCAACTATCAGATTGTGTGATAGCTCTAGAAAGAAATCAACAGTCTGATGACTTTGATGAGTCAAGAACAACGAGAGTACGTATCTTAAAATCAAGATATACAGGAGACGTTGGTATGGCTTCTCACTTGCTTTACGATACTGAAACAGGTAGACTTAGTGAGCTGTCTGATTCAGACATTGAAGTTGACTATGATGACAAAGCGTTTTAATTATGGATTTAGTTTTTGACATAGAAACAGATGATTTAAAAGCAACTAAGATTTGGTGTATTGTTGCCCAAGATTTAGAGACAAACGAAATATTTAAGTTCCCACCTAAAAAATTACAGGATGGTTATGACTTACTTATGTCGGCTGACACTTTGATTGGGCACAATATAATTGGTTTTGATATACCAATGGTAGAAAAATTTGCAGGTATAAAACTATCTGACAAGAAAATTTTAGATACTTTGGTTATGTCAAGACTGTTTAATCCTACTAGAGAAGGAGGACATAGCTTAGAGACTTGGGGTTTTAAGTTAGGATTCAACAAGATAGAGTTTGAAGATTATCTTAATTACTCATCTGAAATGTTGAACTATTGTGTCAGAGATGTACAGCTAAATACTTTAGTGTTTAAAGAGTTGCAAAAAGAATCAAAAGGATTCTCTAAACAATCTTTACAGTTAGAAACAGCAATAGCTGACATAATGAAGAAACAAGAGATTGCAGGATTTAAGTTTGATGAAAGAAAAGCAGAGCTACTTTTAGCAGAGCTTAGAGAAAAGAAACAAGAGATAGAAGATGAAGTTCATACAACTTTTAAACCAAAGTGGGTTGATGATAAATTAGTTACACCATACATTAAAAAAGATGGGACTCTATCAAAAAGAGGTTTATCGGATGAAGAATATGAAAGGTGTTTAAACACTTCTAACTTTGAACCTTTTATGAGAAAGACTTTACAAGAGTTTAATCTTGGTAGTAGAAAACAAATAGGAGAATACTTAGTTGACTTTGGTTGGAAGCCAGAAAGATTTACTCCAACAGGTCAACCTATAGTTGATGAGAAAACTTTATCTGAGATAACTCATATCCACGAAGCAAAGTTAATAGCTGACTTTTTACTATTACAAAAAAGAATAGCTCAGATTGAATCGTGGTGTGAGGCAGTACAAGAAGATGGAAGAGTACATGGTTTTGTTATACCTAATGGAGCTATAACAGGAAGAATGACTCATAGGAATCCTAATATGGCTCAAGTGCCTAGCGTAAACTCTGAGTATGGAAAAGAGTGTCGGGCTTGTTGGGTTGCAGAAGAGGGATATAATTTAGTAGGTATTGATGCTAGTGGCTTAGAGATAAGGATGTTAGCTCATTACATGAATGACGAGGAGTTTCGAGATGAAATTATCAATGGAGACATACACACAGCTAATCAAAAATCTGCAGGACTTGAATCTAGAAATCAGGCAAAGACATTCATCTATGCACTCATGTACGGAGCAGGAGATGAAAAGCTTGGAAAAGTGGTTGGAGGAAATACAAGAGATGGTAAAAGAGCTAGACAACATTTCTTCGATAATAAGCCTACATTTAAATCTCTTGGAGACAGGGTTAGAAGAGCATCGTCTAAGGGTTACCTCAAAGGTTTAGATGGAAGGAAGTTATATATTAGAAATGCACACGCTGCCCTGAATACTTTACTTCAAGGAGCAGGTGCTATTGTAATGAAACAGGCTTTAGTTTTGTTAGACAGTAAGCTACGTTTAAACAGTATTGATTATAACTTTGTTGCTAATATCCATGATGAGTGGCAAGTAGAAGTTAAAGAATCACAAGCAGAGTATGTTGGACAATGTGCTGTGGATGCTATAATAGAAGCAGGACAATTATTAAATCTTCGCTGCCCTCTAGATGGGGAGTACAAGATAGGAGGAGACTGGAGTGAAACCCACTAAAGAAAATAGAAAAAAGTTTGACATAGATTTAGAGTACGGAGAGATTCGTGAGGATAAAATTAAAGATATGCTTACCAACAAAAAAGTAGAAGTTAAGTCAGAGCGTGATATGTGGATGAAGACAGGTAACATCGCTATTGAGTATGAGTGTTGGAATAAACCATCAGGAATAAAAGCAACAGAGTCTGACTATTGGTTTCATAATCTTTGTATTGGCGATGAAGAATATTGTACGTTGGTTTTTAAAACAGATACGTTAAGAAAAATTGTAGATAAGCTTGATTACTTTAAAACAGTTTCAGGTGGAGATAACAATGCAAGTAAAATGTTTTTAGTTAATATACAAAAACTTTTTTCTAGTGATGTTATAAAATCATTTAAGGAGTTAGAGGATGACAAAAAAGAAAACACTTGATACATTAGTAGAAGATATCTACGGTAAACTTTCTGTATTAGGAGAAGGTAAACCTCTTGACCTAGATGAAAAAACTATTGACGATTTTGGAGAGTCAATGAAAACTATTCTTAGTGAATGGTCTAATCCAAAACCTAGAGATAATGGCACTCTTCGTATGTCTAATATTGGCAGACCAACTAGACAGTTATGGTACGATTTAAAATCAACAGGAGAAAGCACAGAGGTTATTCCTCCTTCTGTTTTTATAAAGTTTTTATATGGTCATCTTCTTGAAGAAGTT